TATTGTAAAGAAAAATATGATAGTAACTGAAATTTATAATGGACAGGGATTAGGTAATCAACTTGCTTGTTATGTGACAACGAGAGTGGTTGCCAAGGATTTAGGATTTGATTTTGGCATCATGAATCCCCACAAGTTCAAGTGTTTGGACTTCATGGATTTAGATTTCGGTTTACCTGTCACTGGTGGCTCTGGTAGGGAAGGCGGACCGCCCGATACGCTGCCCGATGGTATCCAGCATTATTTTAAGGAGAGATATAACGTTCTTCCCAATGGTTCCAATGTGACAATCGATGATCCAAATTTGGAATCTATTCAGGATAATACAAAAATTGACGGGATTTTTCAATCGGAAGATCGTATTATTCATTGCAAAGATGAGATTCGCCAATGGTTGAAAATTAAACCAGAAAAAGATTGTTATGAGTATTCTGATCCAAATATTTGCATCATTAATTATCGTGGTGGAGAATATGCGAGTGTTACCCATTTCCATTTAAATGGAAAGTATTGGGATGATGCGATTGCTAGAATGAGACTAATCAATTCAAATTTTAGATTTGTAGTTATCACCGATGATGTTGAAAGAGCATCCAATCAATTTCCTAATTTTGAAGTGAAGCATTTTGATATTGCAACAGATTTCTCTATCATTAAAAATGCTCATTATTTGATTTTATCAAATTCCAGCTTTCCGTATTTTGCCACTTTATTGAGCGATACTGTAAAATACATATTAGCTCCTAAGTATTGGGGTCGCTATAATATCTCTGATGGTTATTGGGCTTGTGGATATAATATTTTTAGAAATCACAATTATTTGGATAGAGCGGGGGATCTTTTCACATATGATGAATGTGTGAGAGAATTTGAAGAATATAAAAAACGAGATAAAGAATTTTGGAAATAGTATGATATACGATATATTTAGTTTTAATAACGAAATTGACATGCTGGATTTGAGATTGAATATTCTCGATCCCTATGTTGACAAATTTGTATTGGTGGAAGCAAACACAACATTTAGTGGTGTTGATAAACCTTTTCACTATGAAGAAAATAAAAAACGATTTGAAAAATTTCACCATAAAATCATCCATTGTAAAATAGAAAGATCACCGAAAACATTTGAAGATAGTAATGGATGTAATGAAGAATATTTTAATATGGCACTGAACAGCCCCAATGTTACAAGAGAACATTATTGTTGGTTGATCGAATTTTATCAAAAAGAATATATTAAAAAAGCATTGGTCGATTTAAATGATGATGATATTTGTTATGTTTGTGATGTTGATGAAATATGGAATTATGATTTAAGTGTTGATATTCAAGATGGGGTGTATAAACCCATGATTAATAATTGTTATATCGAATATCTAAATGTGAGGACAAATGAAAATTGGACTTATTTCACAGGTCCAATCATAACCAAGTATAAAAATATTAAAAATGAATGCTTGAATCATTTAAGAACTCGTAGATTCATGGATCATAAATACATTTTCATTGAAAATGGTGGTTGGCATTTTAATGCGTTGGGAGGTATAGATAAGAAAATAGAAGACTTCTCACACCCCGTTTATCACAAAAATTATATGGAGATGAGAAAAAATGGTTACAGGATAGACGAAACAGGATTACCTGAATACATTATTAAAAATAAAGAACATCTTAAAAAATATTTTTTAAATTATACGCCGACAATTGGAGTGGTCGTTGCTAGATATGCAGAAGATATAAAATGGTTAGATGATATAAAAAATCCAATCTATTTATATGAAAAGGGGGATGGTAAAAGAGGTATAAAATTGAATAATGTTGGCAGGGAAGCGCATACATACCTATACCATATTGTAGATAGGTATGACACGTTAGAAGATTATATTATTTTCTTACAAGGAAACCCGTTTGATCATGGATTTAGAACAGTTGAAGATATCAACAATATAGAAATTAAGTCTGATTTTATACCATTGAATGGTTTATTAATGGGATGTAAATACGGAGAAAGTAAAGGGACAATCCCTGCGTTTTGCGAAACACATAATATTGACATTAGTTATACTGAATTAGTCACATTTACTCCAGGTGCGCAATTTGTAGTTTCTCGTGAATTTATAAAAAAACATCCCAAAGAATTTTATGAAAAATTATTAGATACGATGTCGAAAACAAGTTCAAATCCTGAAGAAGCACATGTGATGGAAAGATTATGGGGATATATTTTCAATGATAAATTTGGAATCAATTAAAATTTTATGAAAATTAATATTGTTGGTTGTGGATTATCTGGTATCACTGCCGCTGCTTTACTGAAGCATAAGCATGAAATAAAAATTTTTGATACTCGAAATCATATTGGAGGAAATTGCGCGGATGATAAAATTTTCGGAATGCTATACCATAAGTATGGTCCACACATTTTCCATACAGATGATGACGAAGTTTTTGAATTTCTTTCTCGATATACAGAATGGTTCGATTTTAAATATCAACCGAAGGCTGCTACTCGTTTAGGTATGATATCTATTCCTTATAGTAAAAAAACTATAAGGGAATTGGGTAGGGAGTTATCTCAAGAAGAAATTGTCGAGTATATATTCAAGGATTATTCAGAGAAGCAATGGGGTGTCCCGTTTAATGATATACCGAAAACTATTACAAATAGAATACCCAAAACTAAAGATTTAGAAGACCCGACATGGTTTGAGGGGCAAAAATATCAATGCATCCCAAAAGAAGGATATACAAAAATGTTTGAAAAAATGTTGGAAGATGTAGATATCCATTTGAGCGTCGAAAAAGACTATTGGAAAAAATATGATGCTGATTTGGTGATTTACACTGGAAAAATTGATGAATATTATGATTATTGTTATGGTGAACTACCTTACAGAACATTAGATTTCAAACACTCTGTTCATGATAAGCCATTGCAAAATCCAATTGTGAATGAATGTAATGATTTGGTATCCCACACTAGAACATATGATCATAGTATTTTTAATTATGAACACGATAGTAAAAATACTTTAGTAACTGATGAATATCCTAGACAAGCAAATAGATGCGATATACCATTTTATCCAATTCCATTTGGAGAAGGCAATTCGATTTATTTCAAGTATGAGGAGTTGACAAAAAAGAAAAATGATATAATATTCATCGGTCGCCTTGCACGATATAAATATTTAGATATGTGGATGGCAGTAAAACATGTAATGTTAAAATTAAAAAATTATGTCTAACTATTATGTAAATGTTATTGGTGGTGTATATAGATATTAATATGAAAAAAATAAATAAAAATTTTGTAGTAGTTAGTGATTACAATTGGCTACCCAATAATCTTGAGGATTCTTGGGTTGATAAATGGTGTGAGAACTATCTGATCTATGACCGTTATCATCGGTTTCCTGAATCTGATAAGGTGAAACACCAGAATAATGTGGGACAGAATGTTTATGACATGTTCCACTTCATTTTGGAAAATTACGATAATCTTCCTGAATCCACTTTATTTTGTCGAGCATGTCTAATGAATCCAAAAGATACTGGGACACCGCGATATGATGAAAATGGTCGGGTGATTTCCAATGGAAATTGCACGGAAGAATTCTTTCTAAGTGTTGCTAACAACGCTAGATTTACAGAAATTCAAGATTTCACTAGTGAGCCTTGGAGAATAAATTATATCGAAAATGCTATTGGACCTGAAAATAGTTATCTTGAGCGCAATACTTCTTGGTATTTTGGAAAACATCAGGGAAAATATTATTCAAATATTAATGATTTTTTCAATGACATGTATGAAAATCCTGAGATTCCACCTTGGTTTAGATTTGCACCAGGTGTTAATTACATCATCCCAAAGGAGTATATTTTGAAATATTCGAGAAAATTTTATCAACGAATTCTTGATATTCTCGGATGGGATGTTATTGTTGGAGAAGCTCATATGATTGAGCGAGCATTGTGGACAATATTCCACAATGATTGGAAAGTAAGAGAAGAATATAAATGATTTATAATGATTAATGAAAGAATTTTTATAACTGGCGGTGCAGGGTTTCTTGGAAGAAACCTAATTCGTCGTCTGCATCAGGACAACGAAATAACGGTCTATTCTCGTGATGAATCCAAACACTATTATCTGAAAAAGGAATACCCGAAGGTTAATTTTGTGGTTGGAGATATCCGCAATCGTGATCTTTTGATTAGAAAATCAAGGTATCATACTGTGGGTATTTTCGCAGCATCTCTGAAACAGATTGAAGCTTGCAATGATAATTATGAAGAAGCTTCAAAGATCATCATCGATGGCGCAATCAATTCCAGAATTGCAGCAGAGGAAAATAATTTCAAAGCTGCTTGCTTCATCTCATCTGATAAAAGCAGAGCAGCAACTACAATTTATGGTGCAATGAAATATGTAGCTGGTGAGTGTTTCATTGCAGGTAAATCAAATTGTAACCTAACTACTGCCGTATATGGAAACGTAATGAATTCCACGGGATCGATTATTCCTTTGATATGGGAATACATCAAAAACGGTAAAACACTTTCTCTCTATGGGGAAGAAATGACAAGATTTTTATTGGATATTGAAGACGCTGTAGATTTGATTTTGAAATCTTTAAAGTATAAAGGATGTAATGTTATTCCAGAATTAAAATCGTTTTTTGTAGTAGATCTTTTCAATATTTATAAAGAAAAATTTGGGTTGAAATATGAAATTTCCGAACCTAGAACTGGTGAAAAAATTCATGAAATCATGGCTTCTTCCGAAGAAATTAGAAGAATGAGTTATGAATATGCTAATGATATTTATTTGATGTATCCAGATAAAGATTTAAATGTCGTGGAATTTTTCAAAAATGAATATTCTTCAAGAGATAATTCACTTGAATATATAGAACTTGAGAGATATTTAAAATCTAAAAATTATTTCAAACCATGAAAATTATAGTATTTGGAAGCACTGGAATGTTGGGGACTTATTGTGTCAAATATTTCAGACAAAAAGGTTATGCGGTATTGCCAGTAGATAGAGAAATGTTAGATTTAACATCATCTCATGAAAATATATTAAATTTTTTAAGATGTAATGTTTCTAGTGCGGATATCATAATTAATGCTGCTGGTGTTATTAAACAGCGAAACACAGATATAGATAATATGTATAAAGTTAATACTATATTTCCTCACATTTTATCTAAATTTAAAATAGAAAATGGGTGTAATGTTATTCATATAACGACTGATTGTGTGTTTAGTGGTAAAGATGGATATTATAATGAATCATCTTTACCTGATTGTGAAGATGATTACGGTAAATCTAAATTATTAGGCGAAGCACCTAATTTATCAATCATTAGGACTTCTATCATCGGTGAAGAAATTAATAATAAATTATCATTACTTGAGTGGTGTAAGTCTAAGCGTGAACAAACTGTCTATGGTTATGTTGATCATTATTGGAACGGTGTAACATGTTTGGAATTGTGTAAAAGAATAAATTATTTATTAGAATACGAAGCATTTTGCGAGGGTGTTAGTATTTTACATTCACCAGAGATCGTATCAAAGTATAATTTAATTAATATGATATCGAATGTGTTTGATTTAAAAATGTTGATAACTCCAAAAATTGGTGGTAAATGTTATAGAAATTTACAAAATGTGCGATGCATACCGACAGCATCATTGAAACAACAATTAGAAGAATTGAAAGAATTTAATATATATGAATAGTTGCTATGTAAATGTTATTGGTGGCGTGGGCAATCAGTTATTTCAAATAGCTGCTGGTTATGCTTATGCCAAGAAACATGGTAAGAAATTGATCATCAACCCTTATAATTGGTTTGCTGGTCAAGGGACTAATCCTTTGGTGTATAAGGATACAATCTTCAAGAATTTTGAATATGGTAATTATAGTGAAAATGTCACTCCTATTCAAGAAAAAAGATTTAATTATGATGAGTTACCATTCCATGAAGGGTCTGTATCATTGAATGGATATTTCCAATCTTTGAAATACTTCGAAGAATATAAAGATGAATTTATTTATTTATTGAACTTGCCAGAAGTCGATGTTCTTCCTAAATGGGGAAACAATCTGAATATTGCATTTCATATAAGACGAGGTGATTACTTGAACCATGCAACAATACATTATGTGTGTAGAACCGAATACTTTAATAAATTATTTGATATTTTCACACCTGAAATAGTAAAGAATACTAAAATTCTTGTATTTACAGATTCACCCGAAATTGTTTTAGAAGAATTTAAAGGCAAAGAATTTATTATAATGAAATCAGATTCTGATATTAAAGAACTTGCATACATGTCAAAGTGTGATATCGTAGTGGGGAGCAACTCTACCTTTTCTTGGTGGGCAGCTTTGATTGGTGATAAGACATCTTATTTCCCTTCCAAGTGGTTTGGCGATGGTAGAGAAGCGACTGATATTTACTACGATAAAATGATTAAATGTGATGTTTGAAATTAATAAAATATATAATGAAAATTGTCTGGATACTATGGATAGGATGCCAGAAGAATCCATTGATTTAACTGTTACCAGTCCTCCATATGATGGATTGAGAACTTATAATGGTTATTCTTTTGACTTTGAAAATGTAGCCAAGGGGCTTTTCAAAGTCACTAAGAAAGGTGGAGTTGTTGTTTGGGTAGTTGGTGATCAGACGAAGAACGGTTCCGAATCTGGAACGAGTTTCCGACAAGCTCTTCACTTCAAAGAAATAGGATTTAATCTACACGACACAATGATTTATCAAAAAGTGAATTATGTGCCATTAACTCATAATAGATATGAACAATCTTTTGAGTATATGTTTATTTTAAGTAAAGATAAACCCAAATCATTTAATCCTATAATGATTCCATGTAAACAATCTGGAAAAGTTGAAAAGTATGGTTTGGAAAGAAGACAAAACCATGGTAAGATGCACTCCATGAGATTGTATAACAATACAGAATTTAAAGCTACCAAAGAAAATAAAATAGCACCAAATATTTTTTCATATACTTTAGGTAGAGAAAAAACTGGACATCCAGCAGCATTTCCCGAAAAATTAGCAGAAGATCATATTTTAAGTTGGTCAAATGAAGGTGATTTGGTATATGATCCGTTCATGGGAAGTGGGACTACTGCTAAAATGGCTATGAAAAATAATAGAAATTTTGTAGGCAGTGAGATCAGTGAGGAATATCTAAACATCATCAATAATCGCTTATGTTTAACGCAATAAATCATATTCTTTTTGATAAGAAAGGTGAGATGACTAACGAATTATTGGAAGAGTTCTCTCCTTATATGGTGACTCGTTACTTGAGTTTCTATGATAAAGATCTGTTGAATTATGCTAATGAGACAGTGAACAGATACTCACAGATATTCGATACGGATGAAGAAGCATTTCGATTCTTTGAAAATGTGATTCCTAAATTGAAAAGAAAAAATATTAAATATATCTCCAGAAAAAGAAAAATAGAATGAATGCTTTAAATATTTTTTTTAAAAAAATCTATTGTATAAATTTAGATAGACGACCTGATCGTTGGGAACATGCTTCAAAACAGTTTGAAAAATTTGGAATAAATGTTGAGAGATTTTCTGCAATAGATCATGAACATTTGGATAACATACCTCCAAATATTAAGCGAGGAGCATACGGATGCACATTAAGTCATTGTGGAATAATTGAAAAGTGTAAAAACGATAATGTTGAAAATGTTTTGATTTTTGAAGACGATGTTGTATTGGACGATGATATTTTAAACGTGTTTGAAAATAATATAAATCATATTCCGAGATGGGATATGATTTATTTTGGAGGGTATCACATACATCGCCCAACGCACATAGAAAAAAATATTTACAAATTGCATTATAGCTATGCATTACATAGTTATGCGTGTAATCACACCATGTATGATATTTTACTAAAACTCGAAAACCATATTTGTTTTGATGTTAGTGTAGCAGAAATTCATAATACGCATGATTGTTTTTTGCTTACCAAAGATGACGGTTCATCCTTGACAAAACAATATTCAAATTTTAGTGATATTGAAAATGGATATAAAGATTATACGAATATATTATGAAAGCACTTGTTATATGTCCAACTTATGGAAGAATCCCTTATTTGGGGAGGTTGTTGGAATCATTCTTACAGCAAGACTATAATGATAAGCATTTGGTCATCATCAATGATGATAAAAACATAACATTGGAATGTGATTATGATAATGTTACTGTTATGAATTTGACAAAAAAGATATCAGTTGGTGAAAAAAGAAACTTGGGGGCAGCATATGGACATTTTGATGTGATACACCCATGGGATGATGATGATATTTTCTTACCCAATCGTTTATCAAATCACATGAAACAATATGCTGATCCTTCTGTGGAAGCATATAGAAATTTTCCCTCATATACTGTATATGCGGATAAATTTTCTCCTTGTAATGGCGGGATGAATAATAAATCATATCGGAAGAAAATGTTTTTTGATGTTGGAGGATATAGCAGCACTAATAATTTTCAAGAAGATGCAGAATTACACCACAAATTAAAAAATTTCAAAAAAGATGAAAATGAAAATGAACGCGATTTTGTTTATGGATTTTCCACATCTAATTTTCATTTATCATGTCAACTCACAGAATCACGAATACAAAACATTGCATACGAACAATTGATGGAGTTGAATTTATTAAACAAAAAATTTAATATAACACCAGACTGTGACGGATATAATAAATATCTACTATTAGATAAAATTTTTAAACAGCGAGGTAAAAGTGTTGAAATTAAAGTATTACCAAATGGTGATATCGACATATTAAATATGGATAATGGCTGATTACGCATTCATACATATTCCTAAAAATGCGGGACAATCGATTGAGAAAGCGTTGAAAGACATACCAGAAATCGATTTTTTCGGACATGGTGTTCTTAAAGAAAAAATAATAAATTATAAAAAAATCTATATTTTAAGGGAACCTGTTGATAGATTTACGTCAGCATTTTTTTACTTGAAAACATATAGAAATAATCCCAATTCTAATTTTTTCAACAACCCTGACGAGTTATTACAAGCTTTGGGAGAATCGGATTATAGGGCGAGTCATTTTATGAAAATACATAAAGGGTATCATCACGTAAATGGGGGGCTCATAAAAACCGATTGGGTTTTTCATCCTCAATCTGCATGGATATTTGATCCGTGGCGAATTATGAATTTCTATAAATTGGATGAAGAAATAGAATTGTTGAATGAAACACTTGGGATTGATATAAAGATCAGTCATTTTAACAAATCTAATAGGACTGATTTTGAGTATTCTGTAAGTAGTCTGAATATTTTAAAAGATATATATAAAGACGATTTTGAATTATGCGCAAAACATATTATATGAAAAAGAATCTCATTTATTATGTTTGCCCATTTAACTCCAATGATGAGTGGAAAATGAATGTGGATATTCTTAAAAAATTTATATCCAAATTTACTGGAGTTAAAATCATTACAATTGCCAGTGGAGAAGGATTGGTGGATTTTGATTTTGTTAAACAATACTTTCAAGATAACACAATTCATTTTATGAGATATAATAATGTTAAAGAATTTGGAGAAACGCCACCATTTATTATGATGTGTGAATATTTAAAAAATAAATCACCTGACGGTATAACCTTTTATGCACATTCAAAGGGTGTGTCCCCCCACTATCAATCTAATGATAAAAAATTGAAAAATAAAAGAATTTGGAGAAATATATTATATCATTTCAATTTAAAAGATATGGGAATTGTTGAACAACAATTACAGGATAATATATCAAGTGGCTGTATTAAAAGAAATTTTGGATTGGGATGTGGGACAAATGCGAAATGGTTTTATGCTGGAAATTTTTTCTGGTTTAATACTCAGAAGTTCTTTTCAAATCCTGATTGGAATATAATTCGTATGACTAGAATGGGCGTGGAGTCATATTGGGGTGAGAAATATGATTCTGATATGGGAGGCTGTATTTTTGGAGAGGATATGCCTACAAATATCATCAATTATGATGATAAAAAATGGGAGAATTATTTATCCAAATATGAGTTGACAATGGATAATTTTCTCTAAATATTCCCATGACAGTAAGCATTGACAAGTTAGCTCCTCAAAAATCCCACATTGATCTCAGTGATAAAGCACTACCAAGTGATTTTGGCTTGGATGATTATAGTCTATCTAAACTGTTTGATGATGTAATGCTTCTTGAATATTGTGATTTGGTCACTGGTGAAGAAACTGGTGACTATATTCTACGTGGAGGAATTGCGATTCCTGTTGCTCAAGTTCATAATGCTTGGAGGAAAGGTAAAGTCATCCTCAAAGGACCAAACGTGCGATACACTGAAGTTGGTGATATCGTAGTGTTCCCTAATAATATGGGTATTCCGATCACCAACTTGGAAGTAACAGGTCATGGTAAAGTGAAGAACGGATTGTTCTTGAATGAGCAGCGCATGTTTGGCGTTTGTGAAGTAAATGCTGAAAAAATTAAGGAGAAATGAATTACAATCGTTATTGAAAAATAACATTTGTGATTTATTAATTGTTCGTAGACGACCTGAACGCGCACCAGGACGACCTATTCTTCGTCAGATGTTGTGTACGAACAGCATGGGGATTCTTAATTCCTATAATGGTAAAACAACTTTGAATTTTTCAGGTTCCTTTGAACCTAAAAAAGTCGATGAGCGTAAACACAATTTAGTAGTTACATGGGATATCTTCATGCAGGACTTTAGAAACGTCTCAATGGACATGTGCTATCTCGTTCAAAAAATCCCAGCAGATGATAACTTTTGGAAGTTTTTTAATGAAAATATATTCCCTATGAGTCCAAATGAGAAATTGCGATACATGGACAACGAACTCAATCTCGACCCTTACCCATGAATAGAATCGAAGAACATTTAAAAAAATTAATTTTCCGTGATGTGAAATTTGTTTTGAATTCCCGAACAATCAAAGGGGGTAAAATACAAATGTTTAACACGAAACAAAATTTTGTAAGATTTAAAATTGAAGAGGATGGGGAAGCCAAAGAATGGGAAATCTCCTACCCTTATGATATAAAAAATATTGAAAATGGATTTATTTTCGATTATTCTCTGAGCGCATTCTGTCCAAGAACTGAAGAGGTTTATTGGAAGATGAAAGCAATTAACAAATCAGATATTTCAAAATTTTTCGATAATTATCTTTATGTCTTGACATCTTAAAATTGCATAGTAGTATCCTCATATCAAGTATCTTTTGATATTGAAATTAAAATTTTAGAAAATGCGTAACTTAATATTAAACTTCCCAGAGGGATTTAACCCTCGTGATAAACAAGCAAAAGCTCTTAATGCTATTGAAAAGGCATTTGAAAATGGTAAAAAATTTGTAATCGTCCATGCAGACACGGGGGTAGGTAAAACACACTTAGCTAAAACCCTTGGGAATGTATCTAAAGATGTTCCCGTTGAATTTGAACGACTTGTAAAGAATTATAGCATTTTTGCTGAAAACGGCGCAGAATTGATGAAAGATATCGATTCATTTGGATGTTATTCTTTGACAATTACCAAATCTCTTCAAGACCAATACCAAAATACTTTCGATGATACAGGAGTCCTGAAAGGTAAAAGTAATTACCAGTGTGATGTGGATGATACATTATCAGTTGATATTGCGCCGTGTATTTATGTGGCAAATCAAAAGAATGAGTGTTGGAAAGCTAATCGTTGCCCATATTACAATTCTCGTAATAACATGCTAACGTCAAGGTTTTCTGCATTGAATTACAGCATGTTTTTCTCTCTTCCCAACCATCTCAAAAAAAGACAAATTATTGTATGCGATGAGGGTTCAGAATTAGAAGAGCAGTTAGTCGGTCAATTTACATGTGTAGTGGATATCCCATTTCTTATGAAGACCCAAACACTGGTCACTTCATTTCCCAATGATGATAATAACAAAACCAAAGTGTTAGCATGGATTAGTAAGGTTGCAGAGAGCGTGACAAATTCTGTGGATGAATACAAAAATTGGTTTGGTGAGAATAGTAATAAAAAAGATATTATCACTTTCAATAAAAAGAAACAGGAATATACTAAACTTACAAATCTTCAAAATTCATTACAATTATTGATTGATACTTTCTACGATAGCGATTACATCGTAGAAAGATTGGAAAATGCTATTCGATTTATTCCTTTAAAAGTTGATATCCTTTCAAAATATTTGTTTGATTGTGCTGAAAAGGTAGTCATTCTTTCTGCGACGATTATTGACCCTGATGCTTATTGCAAATCTCTTGGTATTAAAGATCATGAATATATCCACATTGGAACAGACTTTAATCCAGAGAAGTCACCGATTCATATCATGGCAAAACAGAAATTAAATTTCCAAAATCTGAAATCCATGCTTCCAACTTTGTTGAAACAGATCAAAGGTATTATGGAACACCATGCTAATGAAAAAGGTATCATCCATACCCACACTCAATATTTGGCTGATTACATCCGAGAAAATATAAAATCAGATCGTTTGCTTTGTAGAGAAGCAGGAGTGAATAATGAACAGCTTTTGGAAATTCATGAATCGTCCAGTGAACCGACTATTTTAGTGTCCCCATCAATGACATATGGTGTGGATTTAAAAGGTGATTTGTCTCGCTTTCAAATCATTCTCAAAGCACCATGGCTACCAACAAAGGATGTTCGTGTGGAAAAATTGATGAAAATTGATAAGGATTGGTATGGCAATGCTATGCTCAAGACTCTGCTTCAGGCTTGTGGTCGTAGTGTTCGCGCTCATGATGACTGGTGTGAAACATATATACTTGACGGAAGCATTTTTGATGCTATTAATAGGAACAAGAAGAAGCTTCCCAAGTTCTTCCTAGACAGATTTAATTGATATGAGTAAATTAAAAGAAACAATCAAAAAAGCACTGGAGAAAACCTATTGGGTGCATTCAGTTGGTGAATTTAAGAATCCTTCTGACTACCCTCAAGAATTTGAACAGAAATTTGGTAATATTTCTCTGAATACGATTGTGTTTGATGATTATCTGGTGGATGCTCAAAGACTCGATGATATTCATAATTTTTTCAAAAAATGGAAATTTGATGTCACTCATCAATACAAGATCAATGATTTTAAAGCTGGATATTATTTCAATGAATTTTTATATTTGATGGTTCGTTGTAATTTCGGTTTACCTGAAAACAAAATTGATAAAGAGGATGATGAAGACGTAGAGTTCGTTGGATTGGAAAGCGGAGTTGTTTCCATATCATTTTGCCCTCTTTTTAAAAATAAAAGTGCTATTGAAAAATTGCTAGAGGAGTTAATTGATATGAACATTCTTTTCGTCCCTGATTCGGAGAAGAACTTTTACATGATCGCTCAAAATGCTCAAGGTTTGTATAAACAAAAGACCACTTTTAATAATATTGAAATTAAAGACGGGGAGTATCCTTTGTATTATGGGGACGATTTCCCTTATGATAAAATCATGAAATTTTTTGAAGATAAATCAAATAATCTCATGGTATTTTACGGACCTCCTGGGTGTGGTAAAACGAACTTTATTAAAAACATGATCACTAAATGTGAGAACGATGTTATCTATGTTCCACCTTCAATGGTCAGTATTATCTCAGAACCAAGCTTTGTTTCTTTCATGTTACAGAATCAAGGATGCACTTTGATTGTGGAAGATGCAGAACAAATTCTTTGTGGTGATAGAAATTCAGCGACAACAAATTTGCTGAATTTGACTGATGGTTTCCTCAAGGACTCACTGAAAATTAAAGTAGTCGCCACTATGAATGCTGATATTAAAGCAATTGATTCTGCTTTATTGAGAAAAGGAAGACTTCACATTTCTCACCATTTTGGTAAACTTTCAGCAAAAGATGCTAATCGTTTGTCAGAACATTGTGGTATTGACCATACTTTTGATGATGAAATTGCTTTATGTGATATCTTCAATGTTGAAGAATTTGACTCACCTTTAAAGAAACAAGAGAGTGCGATTGGATTTGGGAATTTTTAATTAAGTAATACTGTAATGCGTGATTACAGTTATTTTTTTGAAAATTCCAATCTCCTCAACATGTTTGTGGCAGCGTTTGACGATGCATTTGTGTATCGTTATGATGCAAAAACTAGACAATCGAAGGAGAAAATTGAAGTTCGGTATGTGAACGGACCTAAACACCGTGTCCTTCATGATCTTACTGATCGAGCCAAGACACTGACATTACCAGTAGTAACGATTGAGCAAACAAGTTTGGCTCGTGATCCTTCTAGAATTTCAAATAAAGATCAATTTCTATATAGAAAACAATTGGATTCCACCAATAGACTTGCGAAAATTCCAACACCAATTCCTGTCAATCTCTCTCTAGATGTAAATATCATCTGTTATTTCAAAGAAGATCTGGATCAGATTATCCAGAATTTCGTGGTAAATTGCAATCCATATATCATTGTTTCTTGGAAAATTCCTGAGAAATTTAATTTACCATTTATTGATGAGATTCGTTCGGAAATTCAATGGTCAGGTGATATATCCTATGAAAACCCCAAAGATTTGTCACCTGATACAAAATGGAGAATTTCTGCATCCACATCATTCACTGTCAAAGGTTGGTTGTTCAAAGATTACAACCAGACTCAAGCACCAATTTATGTGGTTAATGCAGATTTCCATGCTCTCGCTGTTAGTAATAGATTTTGTGATTATAATCTCTTCGATGCTATAAGTGCAGAAGGTGTTCAAACAGAAAGCATATCGATCAGTGCATATCCTGAATTCACCAATTATTTCATCAATGGCAATCCACGCGATACTTTATTTTTAGATGATTTAAATGATAAAAATTTTTTAATATATGGTAAAAGATTTTCATACAATAATTCATGGTATTTAAGTAGTCGTAATGATATTCCAAATTTAGATTATATGGAAATTAAAACTGAAAAATTTCCTTTAATATCAGCATATCAAATTCCTCAAGAATTTATCAACACTATCAATGATAATATAGTTTCAATAAAAATACCCGACAATTATTTTACTATTTTTGATGATAAAGTAATTTTTATCACTGCTAATGAAGCTGGTTGGACACAATCGCCACCTATCATATCAGATTTGGCAACTCATATATCAAATATAGTTGATAGCAGGTTATCTGGCAAAAACATTTCAAATGCTTTAAGTTTGTATACCACATATAACACTGGTTATTTAAGAAACGCTGTGTATAATACAGGAATTTTGGAAAGAAATCCAAATGTTTGGTGCGCAGACTTGCCGAAAGTTCTGACTTGTATCAGTCCATGGAATAGTCAAGAAGATGCTGGTAGGGCTGGTACTTTAATTAGTCCCAGACATATTATATTGGCTGCTCATTATTCATTGGATAGTGATGGTGTGATCGTTGCATTTGTTGATTCTAATAACAACGTAATAACTCGAACAGTTGCAGGAAGATCATCGATCTCAGGGACAGATATTCAAGTGTGTCTTTTGAATTCTGATGTTCCAGATACTATAAATTTTGCCAAAGTTCTTCCAGATAATTGGCAGGAGTATATAAACACTGATTTGTTGGGGGGGCTTATCAGAATATCAAACAACAATAAAATACCTTCAATATCGACTGATCACGAAGAAAAAATGACAGTTAGAAATTGGTCTTATGAGCAACCCAGCAATAATTATGTTGGTTTTGAAGCTCCAACTGAACCAAAAAGATTAGAATTTTATGAAATAGCAATAAGTGGAGATTCTGGTAATCCTGTGATGTTGGTCATAAATAATGAACCTGTTATATTAACAACTTTTCATTTTGGGGGTGCTGGATCAGGTCCATCTTATACTTCTGATCATAATAAAAATTTGATAAATAATGCGATGACCCAATTGGGTGGTGGGTATCAACTTACTGAAGTAGATTTATCATCATTTGATAAAATATAATTTCAACTAAATACAAGTATGGCAGGAACTAGCGGAGCAACAACCCCATCATCAAATAATCAATACCAAGGAAGTGACGGTAAGGGTTCCACTTTCGATAGGAATATGCAATCCTATTTGAAGAATCGTGGGAATTTTATCCAGCAAACTCCTGATGAGGCAAAGAATACAAAATATAAATATTTCCAAAAAATCGGGTTACGCAGACCTGAAGCGATTGCTAAGAACTCTGTAGCTCTTAATAACGACTGGAATAACACAGCATTTTCTGCTATTTATCAAGACAAATCCTTTACGGATTTGATGTATTCCCAAGCATCAGAAGAAAAACCAGGTCGTCTTAGAGATTACCGTATGATGGCTGCTTACTCTGAAGTGGCAGATGCTTTGGATGAAATTTGTGACGAAACCATTAATGTCGATGAAGATGGAGAGATCGTAACTCTTAATTTCCGTAATGCTGATTTGGAATCAGAGAAAAAAGAGGAAATACAAAAAGAATTTTCTAAATTCTGTTCCATGTTGGATTTGGATGATAATGGGTGGCATTATTTCCGACAATTTCTTGTTGAAGGTGAACTCTTTTTCGAACTTATTCTGAAAGATGATTACATCAAACAAGGTGTTGTTGCCATTAAAAATCTTCCTGCTGATCAATTCGATCCTGTTTATGACAACATCCAGACGATGTTAGTCAAAGCATTTATTTACAAGAAACCTATTTTTTCTAGCATCGATAATAAAAAAGTTGAACGCTATGAATATATTCCATTTGAAAAGAACCAAGTTCTTTATGTAAATAGTGGACAATATAATGAAACAAAAGATTTTATTATTCCTTTCATTGAGAATTGCCGTAGAGCTTATAGACAGCTTTCGATGATCGAAGATTCTGTGGTTATCCATAGAATGGTTCATGCACCTCTTCGTTTCCTTTTCAATGTTGATGTTGGTAGATTGCCAGTTCCTCAAGCTGAAGCATATCTGAGAAAATTACAATCTCAATATTGGTCTACCAAGACTTTTGATTTGGATCAGAGTGATGTCGTTAAAAAATATGCACCTCAATCTACTTTGGATTCTTTCTGGTTTGCTAAAAGGCAAGGACAAGAAGCAACAACTGTTGAAACATTTGGTGGTCAACAATCGGATGGTAATATGGAGCCTCTGGATTGGTTCATCAAGAAACTTTATCGTTCTCTGAAGACTCCTACTTCTCGTCTTAACAATGAAACGGGTTATAATGACGGAACAGAAATGCTTCGCGAAGAACTCAAATTTGCGAAGATGATCATTCGCCAACAACAAAGATTTGCTCAAGGTATCAAAAGAGCATTTGTTACTCATCTCAAATTCAAAGAAATGTTCGAAGAATACGATCTTTTCGAAGATAATATTCAAGTGGAATTTAATGTTCCGACGAATTTCTATGACATGAGAGAAAGTCAAAAGCTTGAACTAAAAATTAACACCTTTACCAGTATTACAAACAGTGAATTCGTTTCCAAAACCTTTGCCATGAAAAAATATTTGGATTGGAAAGATTCAGACATTCTTGCTAATCGCCACTTCTTGAGAAACGAAGCAGAGTTCCTATACGAAATTGACCAAATTAAAGCCAACGGACCCAACTACAAAGAGTTATTAGCTCAACAAGCTGGAGGCGAAGCTGGTGGTGATATGGGAGCCATGGGAGGATCAAGTGGAGGTGGTGGGATGCCTCCAGATTTTGGAGGCTCTGGCGCAGCTATAACTGATTCAGAAGCTCCAAATGTCGAAGCTCCACTCGATCAAGCAGAAACGCTGGAAGCTCCGTCCAATGAACCAGAGATTGGTGTCTAAATTTTAAATTAGCTCTCTTACTGTCGTTAAGAGACTCTGGTATTGTTTGGAGATTTCTATGGTGATGATAACCTCCTTTGGTTAGAGGTAAGATATGATCAACATTATATTTGATACCTAGACAATCTTCCAGCCTGATTCGCATATCAACATATGTTTTTTCAATGTTTTGATCGTGATCTGGATGTGTTGCATTTTTCTTCAATGCTCTTCTTTTACTACTATATAAATTAACCTTATTTCTATTATTGATACAATAATTTTTTTGTCTTTGCTTTCTTTTTTCTGGGTATTGAAGTGAATAGCTTTTATAATTTTCAGATGAACATTTACCACAATATGATGATCTGTTTTTATATTTTTTATTTAAAATATAAAAACTTTCAATTGGTAACACGTTACAACACGAATAACATTTCTTAATATTATTCATTTCCATTTTAACATCTTCAATACCTAAAGCTCGTGTGTGTAAAAAGGCTGGAACATCTCTCCACGATTTTAATATTGGTTGATCTGTTTTATATAATTTATTAGCAATAGCTTCTAATGCTTTGGGTATAACTTGAATATTTTGGTGATGATGATAACCTCCTTTATTCATTGGGATTATTTTATGTAATATAAATTTAACACCTAAACATTTTTGCAATCTAATTTTCATTTCTATTAAAACAGCTTCTATCTTCGGATCATGTTGTTCGTGATAAGCATCGTTTTTAATTGCATTCGTCTTATAAGAACCCAATTGTCTAATTACTGGATTATTCAATTTATAATTTTTAGAACGGAGTAATTCCTTTTCCAAATTCTTTTCTCTATATATTTTACCTCTCTCTATGCAAAGTTCACGATTTTCTTCTCTATATTTTACCATGTAAGCATTATGGTGATCTTTATTTTTCTCTCTCCATTC